GTCAACTGTTAACGAACAGTCACGTGTACTTTAGAGGGTAGCCAGATGACTACCATAAAGTACAAAGTACTTTAGAGGGTAGTTAGATGACTGCCATAAAGTACACGGCAAAGGCGTACCAAAAGTGAAGAGTAAGAAAGTGTACAATTGTAACATTACAATTGGAAGAGAAGAACGGGTTCAGTAGCAACTACGCTACCGCAATTCGGGTAATTCGGCTTATAACATCCGAGCCCTATCCGGAACTCTTACAACTGTGGAACCTACCTCAAAGTTTTACTCATCTCATCTCGTTAGGGCTCCTATAAGGAGCTTCAGGAGATAATGAGTAAACATGAGGGTTGATAAGGTTTAATGACTCCACGATAGATAGGTACTTAGACCAGTGAAGATTAATCTCCTCTGGTGTAAGTGGGTCCTTGGGAGGGAGTGCTACTCAAGCCACGGGATGTTTAGGGTGAGGATTCGGATCGACTCCTGGCACATACGTACAATTCGAACAAATGATGTTCAGATTGTCCGGATGTAAACAAGAATCAGATCGCGAATACTTACCTGGAATATACTCGTAAGGCTCAATAGGTTGTTCCCCCTTGGGATTCAATCTATCCTGAAGCAATTCCCTTAAGTCCTGAATCTCCTGAGAGACATCGGATAGCTGGTATATAACCTGCTCTCTTAAGGGTTCATAAACCTGATCTGATATAGTTAAGGTAGTATCTAGACCGTTTAGAACTACATTGAAAAAGAGTATCCTCTCTCTATCAATGTACTCTGAACGAGACAGAACTCTACCTCCTAACCCAAGAAATCTTGGATCAGTCAGTAGTGAACCGTCTTTCTTAGCAGTATCATATTCCTTTTCAGGAATATAATTCTGGAACATTTCTGCCACTCTGTTTGGGGTCATCTCACTAAGAGGTACCGGGCTTCTTCCGAAACCAGGTCTCCCATTAGCGAAAAGGACCTTACGCAGTTTAACATCCTGTTCATCTAAGAGATCCAAAAATACCTTAACGATCTTTCTTAAATCCAGGTCAATCTTTGTTTGAAGACCACTAAGTGATATTCAATCAAAGAATGTCTTAGAAGGGAAAGATCCCCATGGTGAACTAACTGCAATGAGAAGATTCTTAGCCTTTCTTGGAAGGGTATTGAATCTCCCGTTGAATTTAGCTAGCACTTTATGACGGTAACCCACTATAGATAGTAGGTCAGCCATCCTAATGGGTCTCTTACGAGGCCAATTAGAAAGTACTCCAAAATTCAATGAAGAGACCAATAATTCCTTTAGAGAGACAGGAGAACAATCTCCTTGCCAGTTCCAGAACCGTTTGGCAAACTCAAATGAACCATTCATAGAGAACAAGGATTTAAAACGATTAATTTTAACCCCTAGCTCTTTACAAATGGCCATGTACTCATCGACGATACGTGAGTTCATGGCATTTGAATCATCACCAAGGACTGAGTAGTCAGAGAATCAAGAAGACTCTTTGACTTGCCCAGAACGTCAGGCCGCCCACTGTCACATAAAGTGATGTGTTAAGTCTAACATGGTTCAGGATGATAGCGCTCCCATGGGTTGACCAACCGCATAATAGAAAGCATTACGTATATCCAATTTGTTACCGACAACATATTGTCGACCAACAAGGATATTACGCCAGTGCTTAGCGAACTCACGACCAAACTTGTGGGCCAAGATAGCCTCTTGCAGACTGACAGGTAATCTGTCAGTAGCAGCAGACATATCTACGGACCCAACAAATTTTTCCTTCCTACTTTTTACCAAATCTCAAAGCCTCCGCAGTGGGGCTTCTTGATCGTATTTCCCATCCTGAGGTAACTGTTTAACAATATTGCTAATTCAATCATCCAAAGGACGCAAAATATATTGTGTAAGAGGATCCACGATCGCGATAATTCTTAACTTACCTGCAGGCTCATGAAGCGCCTTTAATTTCCCATAGACCTCTAAAACAGAACTAGATCCTAGTTTAGTTAAAAAGTTCCAACGGGAAATAGGGAGACTTCATGTTGTGAAAGCCAAGCGTGAGAGTTTAACCACACGAGATCTTAGAGAATGCCATATACCCAAGTTAGGTAATGGGACCTCACTAAAGGAATCGATAAGGGGCAAAAGCCCA